GTGGCTGCCAGCGCTCAGGCCGCAGACGCGACCCAGGTGATCGACACCGAGGGACCGCACGAGAACCGGCAGCGCTGGGAGAACGCGCGCAGATCCAGACCGAGACCGGAGCCCGCCGATTCCGGGTCGTGGTGGCGCAACCCCGCCATCCGTCGCGCCGGAATCGCCGCGGGAACCCTGATCGCAGTCGGTGGCCTCGGCTACGCCGTGGACGCCGTGCTCTCTTCCGGCGACGTACCGCGCGGAGTGGTCGTGGCCGGGATCGACATCGGGGGGATGGACGTCGACGAAGCCGACGCCAAGCTCCGCACCACCCTCGACGGCCGCGCCGGGCAGGAACTGCCCCTGCAGATCGGCGACGTGCGAGCCGAGCTCACCCCCTCCACCGCCGGCCTCACCGTCGACTGGGAGGACACCTGGGACCGCATCGGCGGCCAGCCCATCAACCCCTTCGCCCGCTTGGTCTCCTTCTTCGGCACCCGCGAGGTCCCGGTCGCCAGCACCGTCGACGCCGCCGCGCTGGACAGTCAGCTCGCCGCATTGCGCGTGCACGATCGCCCCACGGTCGAGGGCACCATTCAGTTCCAGAACGGCAAGCCGGTCGCCGTCCCGCCCGTACCCGGCCGCGTGCTCGACATGCCCGCCGCGCGAAACGCGTTGATCGACAACTGGGTCGAGGGCGGGACCCTCGAATTGCCCGTTGTCCCAGCACCGCTCACCGTCCGCGTCGAGGCCGTCCAGCATGCGCTACACGAGATCGCCGAACCCGCCGTGCGTGGCGACGTGGTCTTCACAGGTAAGGACGGCGACGCCAGACTCACCCCCGAGCAGATCGCGACCGTGCTGAGCTTCGCTCCCGACGGGCAGGGCGGTCTCGCCGCGAACTACGACCTCAACGCCGCGACCGCCATCCTCGCCCCGCAGCTCGCGAAATCCGAGGTCGAGCCCAAGGACGCGACGTTCGCGGTGAGCGGCGGAGCGCCACAGATCGTGCCCGCGGTGGTCGGCGAAAAGATCAACTGGCCGAAGACCCTCGAACAGCTGTCCACGCTGCTCGCGGCATCTCAGCAACGCAGCGCGGCCGCAGTCTACGAGAAGATCGAACCCAAGCTCACCACCGAGGCCGCACAGGGACTCGGCATCGTCGAACAGATGGGCTCGTTCACCACCAGCGGCTTCAGTGGACCGTCCGGCATCAACATCCGCACCGTGGCTCTGAAGGTGAACGGCGCCGTCGTCCGGCCGGGAGAAACGTTCTCGCTCAACGATTTCACCGGTCCGCGCGGCACCGCGGAAGGCTACGTCGAATCCGGGATCATCGACCACGGCCGCCCGAGCACTGCCGTCGGCGGCGGCATCAGCCAGTTCGCCACCACCCTCTACAACGCCGCCTACTTCGCCGGACTCGAAGACGCGGGCCACACCGAACACAGCTATTACATCTCCCGCTACCCGGCCGCCCGCGAGGCCACCGTCTTCGACGGCGCCATCGACCTCAAATTCCGCAACAACACCCAAAGCGGCGTCTACATCGAGACTTTCGCCACCGGCTCGGAGATCACCGTCCGCCTCTGGGGCACCAAGACGGTCGACGTCGAATCCATCACCGGCGACAAGAGCAAGCCCACCGAGCCCAACACCATCACCCTCCCGAAGGGCAAGGACTGCATCGCGTCCGAGGGCGCGGAGGGCTTCACCATCTCCGATACCCGCGTGATCAAGGATCGTAAGACCGGGCGCGAAGTGACGCGAGCGACGCGGACGGTGAAGTACGACCCGATTCCGGTCGTGAAGTGCGAGTGAGCTGTCGATCCCGGTCGGCGGATGCCGCTGAGAAGACGGATCGAGCAGAGTGATGTAAACGTCGGCCTGTATCGCTGGCAGATTCGTGCACTGCCGCGAATTCCCTTTTCCTGCAGGTCAACTGGCGAGGGAGTCGGGGAGCATGGCTGTCCGCACGTCGCCTCATAGCCAGCGGGGTGATCGAAGTCCGCGTATACCGTGCGCCCGGTCATCGGCACAGGCATGCTCATCAGCGAATTCATTGCGGACTGCCGCACGCCGGTGATATTCGTATGTTCGAGTAGGGTCGTCTCTGCATTGGTTGGGCAGGTGGTTCCGGCCGCGGATTCCGGCCTCTTGATGCGGTACGGATGCCGGGGCCCTTGCGGCGGGCCGCGGTGGGTGTGGGGTTCATCGGGGAGTCACACCGACGTGCCACTCTTTGTGGTGATCCTGTTCGAGGAAGGCTGGGGAGTGGTGTCGGATGGGGAATTCCGGTCACGATTCATGTGATCCGACCGTGGAGCGGACGTTGTTCGCATTCCAGAGCGTGGGCAGCGGCAGTATGCGAAATACTATGGCGCTCAGTATGTATCGGCGCGCAGGCGAGTCAGGGGCGGGTCGCGACCAAGTGTGGGTGGACGGTTGGAAGCGACACAGTTGTGCAGGCGGCGCCCTCGAAGTCCCGAGGTTCGAACCGTCGGATTTCGTTGGTATGGAACGGGTTCAACCGTGTTCGAGAGTCGCACGGCACCGTCGGATGACGCGCTACCGCGAACCTTCAGCTATCGGCTCGAAGCATCCCTCGATCGGACTGTACCTGCGAATCGTCGTGTAACAGGGCAACTTTGGCGAGCTTCGTGCGCGGCGATGGGATATAACTACCGTGATTCTGGGACGGCAGTGGAAATTCGTTCCAGGCTCGCGCTCGAGGGTTGAGCACTGAGATGAAGGGGAATTGTGGTCGTGGACCAGATCGGCTCGGTAATTGAGTTGGCAGCGGGGCGGGGTGCGGGTGCTGCGGCAGCACTGGGCGCGGCGATCGGTGACGACGCTGCGCATCGGGTTCTGCACGGCACCGCGACGTTGTGCGATGTGGTGCTGGCTTCTTGGGTCTTGGGTGTCGACACGGTTCAGGCCGTCGTCGAATACGCCGAAGTGGCCATCGGATCCGCCGTCAAGGGAGTCCCCGGTTCGCGCTGCGCGTGAACCATCGCGCGCGGGTCGCTCGGCCCGCGCGACGCGTTCATGGTCGGGGATCGACTGCCCGGGTCCGTAGGTTCGGCCCGGGCAGCAATCTATGTTGGAGTAGTGATCAGTCCGTGCGCTCGATGTCTTTCAGCGCCATGCTGACGAACTCGCGCATGGGAATCTCCAGCGCCTCGCACAGTGCGTGCAGTTGTTGCATGTCAGGGGATCGCTCGCCGTTCTCGAAGCGCTGAATCGTGCTGACGGCGAGGCCGGTCAGTTCCGACAGTTGCTGACGGGTCAGGTCGCGGCGTGCTCGCGCCGCTCGCAACTCGTTCCCCACCGCACGATTGATGCCCGAAGCCGTCTCTTTCGCACCCATATGGACCATTCTGAGGTCCGAATGGCTACCTCGCAAACGACATGCCGCTGGCGTCGCCAGGTCGCGCCGCGATAGCTCGCGGCCCGACCCGAAAGCCGATCGGGCTTGTGAAAGGTCCGAACGGACCTTATGGTGATCCGTATGGATCATTTGGATGTCATGGTTGCGGAGCGTGTGCAACACGTTCTTGCGAAGCGGGGGGTCGGACTGAATGACCTGGTCAAGCACACCGGGATGCCTGCGGCGACACTGCAGCGGCGGTTAGCTGCACGTGGGTCCTTCACACTTTGCGAACTTGCCCGTATCGCCGCGTTCGTCGGTTGCCGGACCGCCGAGCTGATCCCGCGGATGGGGGAGAAGTGACCACATGGCGGGAGAGGGGCCTTGAGCCGAACGTGTCTCAAACCTTTTGTGACTGGAATCACGTCCGCTCGACCTCGGAATTCGACGCTGCGGGCGATCGATCAGCTACCGCGACGGTCGCACTCGCGTGCGTCGTCGGCGCTTCTGCGCGATCGGTCGGATGCGCCGAGCGGGCGTCGCCCGACCCCCGAGGCGCAGCGAGATCACGGCGTGCGGTGCGCACCGCCGATCCGGATCACTACTCCGACGCACTCACGAGCGATGAAAGGTCGCAGGTCTGAATATGGCACGCTCCAAGAGTTTTCGTGCGCTGTGGAACTCCGCCGCGCCGCCCGAGCCGATCGATGTCCTGATCATGCCCGGCACGTGGCATCCGCACGGCGACGGGATCAGCGCCGCGTTCGCTGCGTCCCTCGACCCAGATCGCTTCAGTCCGCGAATCGTCCCCTATCCAGCCGACTACGGCCGGACGATGCCGTACGCGGACAGCCTGGTGGTGGGACGGAAGGCGCTGATCGCCGCGATCGAGGCTTCGAACCGGCGCGTGGTGCTGGCGGGCTACTCCCAGGGCGCCGCCATCGCAGGTGACATCGCGGCCTCGGCCGGGCGAGGCGAGTTCACGCAGGTCGTCGCATGCGCCCTCATCGCCGATCCGCTTCGCCCGGAGGGCAAGTGCCTCGGCGTCGATCCGGGCGGCTACGGCATCGCGGGTCAACGCGACGTACCGAACGTCCCGACCTATTGGGTAGCCGCGCCCGGGGATCCGATCACCGCGCTGCCCGCAGGCAATCCGCTTCGCTCGATCGCCGACCTCAGCGGGTATTTCAGCCTTTCCTCGCCGCAGGCGGCGCTGCGGTGGGGGCAGAGCTTGATCGATGTGGCCGGACGGCGGCAGCTGCAACGCTGGTGGTCGCCACAGTATTGGCGCAGCTGGTCCGGCGCCATAGCCTTCGCGCGCGGATATCTCGTCGACGGCAGGCACACCGACGACTACATCCGCCATGGCCACGCCGAGCGACTTGCCCAGCGGCTCAACGCCGAAATCGTCCGCGGCGCGCTCCGGGAGCGAGTGTGAACGACGAACCGAACCACCTGTACCTGAGCCGCGCCGAAGTACGCGAACTCGCCGAACTGCTTCGCGAAATACCCGATCTATCAGAGGATCTCGCGATTGCGCGGACTCGTCAGGCCAAGCTCGGCAGCCGCGGTGACTACCGCATGCAACGCCGTCCCAGCGAACAACCGCTGCCGTACAACCCGGCGGCCGCCCGCGCGGCCGACCATCTGCACGCTGTCCTGGTCGGCTGGGTCCGGTTGGTCTGCGAGCAACGCGGTCTCGACTACACGGGTTCGACCACGGTCGCAGGATTGTCGCGATGGCTGGACAAGAACCTGATCGCGCTCGCGATGACCCCGGGCGTCGAGAGCGCGCCGCGGGAAATCGGCGAGGCGGTGCGGGCGGCGACAAGGGTCGTCTGTCCACCGGCGGTCGAGGTGAATCTGGAGCCTTCGATGATCGACCAGGCACGTACCCACCGCCTCAACGCCTCGGGCATCGCCACTTTGGCGAAGGAACTCGGGGACGAGTATCGAACCTTGACCGTCCGCCGCGTGCAAACGCTGCGCGACGCGGGAAAGATCGCGCCCGTGCCGGGGCCTTGGGCTCCCGATTGGCCCGAGTTGTTCATCGCGGGAGATGTTCTCGACCAACACCTTGCCCATCCCAGGAGGTCGCGCCGAAAGCCCACTGCCGCGCGGAGCCACGCTACATAGCGTTTCCGAAGCCGTGCTTACTAGCGACGAACCGCGCTTGCTGCTGACGCGAATCGCATTGCGCGGGAGTTCTCGCGAGGCCAGTGGCGGTTCCTGACGACCGCCCCGTCGTCAACACCGTTGAAACCATTGCCGTCCAACCGGTTACCAGTACCGGTTGGGCGGCTTCTTCCTTCTCTGCGAGTTCAGCCCCCCGCGCGCGTAACCTCTCGCCCGCTTCATGGTCGCGCCAGCGGCGTCTGTTCGCGCCGTCTCTGGGTGCCCTACCTGTAATCGCGAACGGCGGCCGACTCCCCGGTTCGCGATCGAGTGCGTTCGGCGCAACATATCTCGCTGCGGACACCACCCTGGGGAGCAATGTGCACCGATTCGGGGCCTGCCGACCGGAAGCTCGGAACGCACTGCGCGACAGCTGAAATATGCGCTCTCACCAGGTATTTCGAAGGCGTCAAAAATTCAGGTGTTGACATTCGAATCGCGTTAGGTGAAGATTGGTGCAGCGCCAGAGCTGCGCCTTCTTCCCGGGACCTACCGGGAAATCCCCACTCTCCCAGATCTACTCATGGCACTGTGCGTCCGAAACTGCGGACACACAGTGCCACGGTTGTTCCCGGAGATTCCCATCCCCCGAACATGCGGCACGCCCCCGAAACCCTCTCGATGTCGATTGACAAGCGGGGCAGAGCTTGCCGCATAAGCCCGAACGCCCGCCCGTCTCCCGCCACTCCGGTGCGCGGTCGCAGACGAGCGCGGATGTCCGGGCCTCCGCCCCACCCTCGGCGTGCCCCTCAGGCCGGGGGTGGGGCGCTCGTCCCGCCGGCCACGACTCGGCCAGGCCATCAGCGAGGAGACAGCCATCGACGAAGCCATGCGCGAACTGCTGGAGCTCAACGCGCACAACGCACCTCCGACGACACCGACCGCCGACCTGGCACACCAGATCATGCGCGTCCACCGCGAATGCTCCACCGACTACTGCCGCCGCAAGGCCCAAGCGCTGCGCGCCCTGATAGCCGAGGGCCGCATCATCCCCGACTCCTCGCGCACCCACTGACCCCACCAGCCCGCCCCGCCCGGCTCCCTTCTCCCGCAACACAATCGCGGTCGAGGACGGTCCGAGCCGCGGGGCGCCCGCCCCACCCCCGGTTTTGCTACGGCCGGGGGTGGGGCACCTAAACCCCGAAGAGGACGCGCCCATGAGCCAGCAGAAGTCAGGCAGATCCAGGATTTCATCGCCGGGTTCTGTGGCCCGATCGGCAGCGACGTCAAGGACATCCGCGAACAGCTGTGCGGCCTGTCCCGGTGCGACGCGGGCCAATACGGTGCGTGGTCGCAGCTCGGCAACCACACCGTGATCGACGCACTCGCCGAAGTCCTCGCACGCTTGGACAACGTCGAAAGCCACTGAAACGCTTCGCTTCCTACGTCAGCGGCTGAAATAGGACTTTGCCTCAGCACTGGCTTATGCCTCTGCCGGCGATCTTTTGTACTGGATCCAGCTCTGAACCTACTGGAAGAACTTCAGCGACAGCTCGCTCGAGAAGCCCTGATCCCGACCTCGGATCAGGGCTTCTTCCATGCTCGGGCTCGCTGTCCTATTGCGCGTCCTGAGGCTGATGCGCGTCAACGGGCGCCCGGGGTGAGCGCCTGCTGGCTCTTCGTCCAACTCGATGCCTAACCGCGTGATCCCGCTGCGGTCGAGGCCTTCCATTTCCAGATCAGCTCCTCCCGCCGAGGACTGAGTATTCGAACGGTGAGGAATCCAACGTGGCGCCGAGAGACCCCGATGACGGACCCAGGAAGGACGACGATCGAAAACGCCCGCAACGGCGGGTGACCGAGCCCAAGTCCGGCACGGAGAGTCGTACGAATCCTCCGACCACCGATCCGGTGAGTCCGCCCGCCAATGCCGCAGCACTGCCGCCGCAGAACGACTACGGCAGTGCATCGGACCTGGCTGAGATGATGCTCTACGGGTCCATCCCACGAGGCTCCGCTGGGGACGATTCCCGCCAATGTCAGGGAAGTAGAAGTTGGACCCAACGATTGGCGTTGGCAGGACATCGCAACCAAACGGTTCGTCGAAATGCCGAGCTGGGCGAAAAACCCTCCCAGCAAATATGCTCGAGCAGAATACACTTCACCACAGGAATTTTCGCTCACCGTGCAGGCGCAGAAAGAAATTGCCGATGTCAAAGCGGTGCGCGATCTCAAGGACCAGGAAGTAGCAGCCCTCACCGCGGCGCGGGACGAGATTGCGGACAAGCTCGGACTAAAGCCTGGCAAGCTGACCGAGAAATATCTCGACGAGCAGATGGAAACTCTAAGGAAGAAGTTCACCCTCGCCGAGATCGAACGTCTTGAAGATGCGATGTCCGCTGTTAACAAGGCGGAGTACCAGGCCAACAAGCTGACTGAGACGATGGGTAATATTGCTGCCCGCGACTACATCAGGCAGATGGGCGGCGAGGTAGTCACCGGGTTGGACGATGCCGCTACTCGCTCCGGAACGCTCGACGTGGTGGGTATCGTTGGTGGAAAGCTCGTAGTGGTGGAGGCCAAAGGCGGAGGGTCTCAACTCGGCGCCCGGTGGGTGACCGACGATTCAGGCCAGCTGATTCGTGTTCAGCAGGGCACGCCGCAATATCTGAAGTGGATGCTCGACAACGACCCTGTTCTCGTGCAGGCGCTAAAAGACAGAGGTCTGCTCGATGCCGTTCGCAACGGTGACATGGATGTCGTCTACGACATGGTCCGATACGACCCGAAGGTCGGTCAGCCGCAGTGGTATCGATTCAACATCGAGGACGAACCCGTTGTCCCACCAGGCGCCATCCGAAAGCCTCGGCAGCCAGCGCAAACCGGCAACGGCACCACGGTATCGGGTCCACCGCAAGGTGCCGAGATCGCAAACCCGGGCCCGGACCTGTCACCAATCAACCCGCTGGCGGCGTGGATGGATTCCGCAGCGCAGTCGATGCTGTCGAATCTGACCACGTTGACAGCGGTCACCGTTCCCTTCGCGGGACTTGCCACCAGGCTGAATGGAGACAGTCATGGCGGGGCAACCCGCATCAGTCAGTCGCTGACGGTAAATATCGCTGCGCCGACGCGGACGATTGAGAACAACAGCGACAGCGAGCACTACCAGGCCCTCACGTATGGTTCAGGCATTCTTGTATAGCTCCACATCCAGACAACCATCACAGGAAAGTACCCTCAGGCATGCGGATCGAGATCAACAAGATAGCGGACAAAGTCGGCGTGGCAGCGCGATTCGACTGGGCTTGGACTGACGCGGACTTGGAACCGTTCTGTGCAGCTGCGGGTTGGCAGATCACTGAGCGTGGTCGGCGGGGCGCGGTGCTCGTGACCGACCTGGAATTGGCTCGTCCCGAGGCACATTGGGTCGGCAAGGACGGCCTGGGCAATTATATGATCGTCTTTCTAAGTGACGATCTCGACGCGAACGACACGGAATCGGTCCGCACCATGTATGACCAGTTCGCTGACACCAGTGCGGCGATCGAGGCGGTGTTGGGGCCGCCGACGCAGCGAAAGGCAGGATCGGATGGTGAGGTTCGGTGGGATCTATCGAAGGTCGTGATCCGATTGCGTCTAATGGACAACGGCATCTACCTCCGCCTTGCCAACCCCGAGCACCAGGCATGGCTCGATGCGCCGGATGATGAGGATTTGTGATGGCTATAAAGATTCCTGATTGGCCCTCTCTTTCTGCCGCGTTGGCGTTGACGCTGGCGCGCATGCCTGGTGACGGATGTCTGATCCTCAGTGCTACCGGCAACAGGTTCGCTCAATTCGTGATGGGGTCGGAAGGGCTGTGGGCGGAGATCGTGGACGACTCGGCGCTTGTCGGTGGCTATCGGATCTCACCGGATGACGCGGTATGGCTGTCTTCGCATGGGTGGTCCCCTCCGAGCGAGGCGGGCTCGCCGAATTGGCATCGCCGCGTACCCTGGCCCGCGCATTACAACGAGTATGAGGCTATTGCGGATCAGGTCGTTGAGGTTCTGTGCGAGGTGTTGCGGATCAGTGCTCCGACCGAGCTGACAGTCGAGTCGTGGGTGAATTTTTCCAACGACAAGTTCGATGTCAGCGCGCTCGGCTGAGTATGTGAGGTTTGCCAGGGCAGGGCTCCGTCAAACTCTGCTTTGAATCCCTCGGGTTCGGTGCGAATTCCGTCAAGATGCCGCGCGTTGGCTGATGGGTGGTACGGGCTGCGGCTTGGGTCGACACCAGGCGCGATCGGCGTGCGTTCTTGAAAAGGCTTGACCTCCTGGCGAGGGCAACCCTGCATCGTGGGCTTGTTCAGGTGGGTGGCACTAAGCCATTTTCATCCGTGATGAACGATGTTGCGGCAGTGGATGTTTGATGCGGCGTGCCGCCTCAGGGATGGGTGAAGCCCCTGGTAGATCGACTGATTGTCGAGATCACCGTTCCACCAGAGGCTTCCTGTGTTCTACTGTGCCGCGTTGCCGTTGTCACGCCAGACCCTCAACTTCGTTTCCGGTGACAACGGGAACCGAACGTTCCAACCCATCGAGCTCGGATACCGACCTGCGATGGAAACCGCACGCCCCCAGGAGAAAGCCAATCGGCTTGATACGTGCCCTGTCCGTGATGTCTCTCAGGCCTCTGCGGTAGCGCTACAGGCGGCAATCGGGTTGGTGCTCGAATTCACCCGACAGGCCCGGCCCCGGGCGCTGTTCATGAACAGCTTTGCCGGTGGCCGGACCAAGGCCGGGGGTGTCCTCGGCGCGTTGATCTTCGGATGCCCCGCGGTGGCTGGTCCGGTCAGCGCGGTACGCGGCTGGTGCACCGTGGTGATCAGGGCCGCGCAGATAGTTCGAAGACGAGAATCGTTTATCCCTGAGGGATCAGGGCAGGACCTGCGGAATGACGTCCGGGGCGATCGCGCCGACGATCAAACCGACCAAGGCGCCCTGGAAACCGGAGCCGAGGGCGCACAGCGGTATAAAAGGAATCCCGATGATGGTGGCGCCGCAGACCACGGCTCCGAACACGGCCCCGGCAATTCCACCCGCTGCTGCGCCATTGGCCAGCGGATCATGGTTGGCCGCATTGGGATTGGTGGCGATGTCCTGCGGAACCGCAGCCGCCACCGGCTGCAGGACCTCCGCAGTGGCGGGCTGTGCGACATCCGCGACGGCGGGCGGCTCGATGACCGCGGCGGCGGGCTGCGCGATGACCGGGATCACCTGCTGAATCGTTCCCGGAGCCTGCGCAGCCTCGACCGTCTGCACGACGGGGACCGACTGTGGGGAGACGCCCGAAGCGTCGGCAGAAGCTGCTCCCGCGCCCGCGAAGGTCACCGCGATCGCCAGCGGCAACGCCGCGATGAGAGCCTTACGGCCGAATTTTCTGGTAGTCAGACGCATGATTTTCCCTATCCTCCCGACCCCGTGAACGTTGCAAACCGATTGGCGTGCAGCATGTTTCACGGTGCGAATTACAACGGTGAAGTTCTATCCGATCCTGGTCACCGAATCAAGTCCTGGTGCTGTTGTGCGTACGCGGCGGAATTGTGTTCGACGACAAGATGATTGGCGTTCACTCATGCTCGCACCCGGAAGGCGCGGTTCTTCCGCTACGACATCTGGACCCGCCGAGCTCGACGCTGCGCACCAAGCGTCGCCGATCTCTCGACGCCGCCATCGCCCTTGTCGTGCCACCGGCCGAAATGCCCAGGAACGCCGAATAGCTGACGGCGGTCAATCGTCCGTCAGTCCGCCTCATGCGGTACGCCCCCGAACACCGAGAACACGGTAGAACGCGGGTTCAGAGCACGCCGCATGCCCGCCCCTGCCGCTCCCGTCTCCCGCGGGTGGTTCGCCGGTCGCAGACGGTTGTCGCAGCGTAGGGGCGCGGTGGTCCCACTCCGGTCGACCCCTCGAATCCCGGAGTGGGACCACCGCACAGACAGCCCAGCCGTGTCCCGTTCGTCCAATCACCATGGACGTGCGGTGCAGAGCGGCGGGGCGAATCGTTCCGTCTCGGTCGCTGCCCGGACCGGGGCGGAACGTCCAAACGACTCCCGGTGCGGCGCCGGGCCACCAATTCGCCGCGCGCACAACTGAACAGCCGCGGGCGGACGCCCGCCGAACTCGCCATGCACCCGCCCGGAGCCCTCTGCCCTACCGAGCCCGCCCCGCCCGCCAGGACTCCCGTCCATTGGTCCGTACGGTTGCAGGCCGGCCGGAAGCCGGGGCGCACGCGGCCCCACCCGTACCGCCATGCGGACGCGGGTGGGGTCGCCTCCCCAGCCTCACGTTGCCCGTTCTCACCGGCACCGTCTCCCCATCCAGGAAGGCACAATCTCGTGATCACCGTTCTGACGTGCCGCGGCACTGGCGAGCCACTCGGGGCGCCGACGAACATGCTCTCCTACTTACGAGCAGACTCGACAGCACGAATTACCGGATCGGCCCGGATTCGACCAGCGAGCGTCGGGCCGGTGGCGGCATCCGGTCCGCAACTGGCGATTGTGGTTGCAGGCAGTGGTTTTGATGGACGGCTGCGTCCGCGGGGCGCCCACAATGCCGCCTATCGCGCCGACGGCTACTGCGACCGGCTGGCCGAGGTCGTCAACGCACACGATGACGTGCACTTCAATAATTCACAGCTAATGGGTGGTCGTTATGTTCTATGAAGGAATGCGCATCAACTCCGAGGAGGAAAGTCGCCCGAATTCGGGTGACAGCCTGCTGTCCACTACTCCCGTGGGAACCATCGGATCATTTCTGCAATGGCCCACTGTCGCAAGCGGTTTAGGAAGTGCTATCGGTAAGTCGTTCGTCGGCGCGGCCGGGCTCGCCGAAGGCGGCGAGCCCGAAGGGCGGCGCGAGGGTTACGACGAGGGTTTCCTCGCGACGACGCGACCGGGTCGGATATTTGGGTTCTTGCAGTGGCCGAGCTGGTACAACATCTTCAAGAGCACCCGCGACCAGGTCACGCAGGCAGGAATCTCCGCACTAGCCGGTGCGGTCGCCGGTCCTGCCGGTGCCGCGGCCGCTGCGGCGGTGAGTACGTTGACCTCTTCGGTGCAGAATGTGCTGCAGCAGTTCACCGCACCGTCGCAGACACAGCCGGGCGCCGCGTTGCCGAGAGCGACTCCGTTGCCGCAGGTCCTCCCGTTGAACAACGACGTGCTCGATCGCCGGTCGTTCGGTCCGAGTATCGACCGCACCACGACGATCAACGTGCTCAAGTCCGCGGAGAACGCCGTAAAGGTGAGGGATCCGCTGATCGACCGTTCGGCAACATATCTGTCCCATTTGCGCTGACGCGCTGTGGGTTTCATCCCATCGCTCATGTGCCGAGAACTCGAGAGGGGGTGATGGGAATGCTCGTTGTCATCCAAGCTGTCCTCGAATTGATCAGCGATCTCGTTCCGCTGCTGCTGCCGCTGTTCGGACTGTAACCGCAGTGCCAGAACAGGATTCGCGGGCGGGCAAGCCGGGTGCCGCGTGTCCCGGAAATTCGGGCGGTCATGCCGCCGAGTGTCAGGCGGTGCCTGGCTCCTATCTGTACGTATTCGTTTCCACGGATTACCCGTGAACCTGATGATGGAGAAGATCATGCCTACTCCCGATGAATCCCTCGGCCTCGCCGAACGCATCACGACCGATATACACGCCGTGGTTTCCCGGTTGGTCACCCTGCGGGCGGATCTCGAGGTGCTGCTCAATCTCGCCCAGGGCGTGTCGATGACCGTCGATGCGGCCGTTCCGGCCTCGGCGCCGGACACCTCCGGCACGCTCGAAGCGGTAGTGTCCGTCGGTGCGCCTTCGGAAGCGGCGTGATGGCAACCTATCCCGTGCCGGGGGAATTCCCCGATTTCGAGCAGTTCATGGTCGATCTGTTCACCCCGATCGCCACCACCGTGACCACCCTGCCGGCGACCTCGGCCGCGCTGCAGTCGTCGCTGCCGCTGATCTGGGTGCGCACAACCGGCGGAACCCTCGATATCAATGCGGTCACCTACAAGGCGAAGGTGAGTGCCGTCGCGTTCGGCACCAGCCGCGTCGCAGCACAGCAACTGTCGGTGCAAATCCGTGAAGCGATCCTGAGTGCGCCCGCCAGCCGTGTCAACGGTGTCCTCGTCGACTACGTCGAGGAAATCGCGGCCGAGGAGCAGAAGTTCCATCCGCCGATCCTGCGGCGCAGCCGCGGTCTGACCGAGGTCCCCGACCTCGATCCGCTCAATCAGATGGTCGAGATCGCCTTCTCGATCGAAGCCCGCCGCCAATAGGCGGACCGAAACCCTGTCGCGGATAGGGCTTTTCACCGGCACCACGCGGTGCCGTTTCCGTCAATCCCTGCCCGCATTCGCGGGCGTTCGAATGGAGACACATGCCTGCCACCAACCTCACGGCCCTCAAGAACGCTCAGCGTTCGCTGCTGCTCAAGCCGCTCGACGCCGCGGTGTTCATCGCGCCCTGGTACACCGCCGCGCCGACGGCGTTCACTGACGCTAGCGGCGCGCTGCAGACGCTACCCGCGGCTTTCAAGCCGGTCGGCCTGATCGACAAGAAGACCGGTGTGGCCTTCGCCCGCGGTATCACCGCCGCGCCGATCGAGGCCTATGGTGAACTGCAGCCGGTGCGCAACGACATCACCAGCGACATCACCACCATCGAGTTCCAGCCGCAGCAGACCACCGCGCTGACCCTCGAGCTGACCACCAGCGCGAACCTGGCCCAGGTCAAGTCGAACGCCGCCTCCGGTGAGGTGTTCTTCCCGCAGCCCGCCTCGGAGCAGATCACCTACTACTCGGCGATCATCATCGGCAAGGACGGCAATGACGCCGACCCGATCTACGTGTTCAAGGTGCTGCCGAAGGTCGCCGTCAGCAAGTTCGGCGGCGAGCAGTGGACCCCCACCGAGGTGCTGGCGCAGAAGCTGACCATGGTCGCGTTCAAGGACGACACCGCCGGCTACGCCGTCGCGCACGGCTTCGGCGGCCAGGGCTGGAAGAAGATCGTCGCCCAGACCGGCATCGCCCCCGCGGCGTGACGCCGCTCGTCGCAGCGCGAATTCTCCCCTGATCACCCAGGTTCCGGCCTGGGCGTGGGGCGTGTCATGTGTCTCCGGTCATGGCACGCCCCACACCATTTCCTGTCCATATTTCCGGAGAAGAAAGCGGGTCCACCAGTGTCCGCCATCCCCACCGAATTCCCCGTCACGATGACCGACGGCGAGAACGACTACATCGTCTCCAGCGCCACCGAGTACGTCAACGCCGTCTACAAGCTCGGCCACGCGGTCAAGGTCGAAGAGGCGGCTTCGCGCCGTAGCGCTTCGAAGTCCAAGTAACACAACACATTCCCGGAGAGCTGACATGACCACCACTCACGAAGCGGCCACCACGGCCGAGGTCGGCGGGCGTTTCCACGAGCTGCAGCAAGAGCTCGCCCCGCGCAGACGCGCGCCCTACCGCCTGACCGACGACATCGCTATCCCGCCCGTAACCCGGGGCCAGCTGCTCGCCCTTCGCCGGACCGACAACGACGACGAGCAGATGGCCATTGTGCTGGGTGACCAGTACGAAGCCGTCGAAGCACTCTTCGCCGAGCGGCCGCTGGATGAGTGGTTGGCCTTCCAACGCGATCTCTACGCCCACCTCTTCGGCCAGGGCTCTTCGGAGCTGCCGGGGGGATCGTCGGGCTCGTAGAGTTCTGGGAACGTTTCGGTGCCGCGCTCGACTATGACCTGCTCGAGCGCGGCATCGACGTCCGGGACTGCTTCGGGCCCGACACGATTCGCACCCGCGACTGGCGCACCATCTGGGCCTTCAAAGACCGGCTGCCGCACGGTTCACAGTATCGTTCGGCGCTGTCGATGGACCGCGAACTTGCCGAACAGATGGTCATCGCCGAAGAAGCGGCCAATCTCTACGAGGACGAATCGGCGAGGCTTGCTGGACCTACGCCCGAGGGCTACACGATCGATACCTACCTGCTGCTGTCGATCATCGATGCCCTGCAAGGCGTGCAAGCCGGGATTATCGCGGCTGCAGGCGGCGACCCGCCAGCCATCCGCCCCATGCCCCGCCCCGTCACCGCGGCGGATCAGGTACGCGACGAACATCGCGATCGCTCTATGCAAAACCTCATCGACCAATTCACCGCATACACCTGGGAGGACTGATGATCTTCTCGGCAATCTTGCCCGCTCAGGCGGCCGGTGCCGCGGACGCCACGGTCCTGGCCGGCGTCTATTCCCCCGGCTTTTACAGTGGCGACACCATCACCGATGTCGAACTCGTTGCCCCACCGGGCTATTCGGCCATCACCGGAGCGGCAACCAACAATGTGACCGTCTCGGTTCGCCACATTCGCAATGGCACGGTCCTGCAGACTTTCGCTGCCGTTACCACAACAGAGGGCACAAACCTGGTCCCCGAATCTCCGGTCTCCGTCCCGATCACGGCGCAGCCGGTCCTGCTGATGGGTGACGTGATCGACGTGCAGATGCACCAGAACGGGGCCGGCCAGGCAGTCGGAACCGGACTGACCGTCTACGTATTCATCAGCTGAACAGAGTCCGAAGCTTCGCGGACCTCGACTGGAAACGCCGAGGACTAGTCTGCTTACCGTGCGGCGCGAGCGTCGCGATCAGGGGGCATCATGCTTCGCATCGCAGATGGCTCATACCGATTGTCACCACGGTGACCGCACCTTCCGGTGCGCCCTCGGGCCAGCCGATGCCTAAATCCCCGTGCTGCGGACCGGGCGTTCTCGTTGTGAGATCAATGGTTTCGACTGCACGGTCGAGCCACCATCCCGTGTTCCTACACATGTCCCACTCGCGGCCGTCGCTACCGCTGGAATACAACTCCAGTGGCAAACCGCGGGAGTCGCGCAGATGCTCCAGCAGCCGGTCGGCGACTCCGCTATCGGGCGTGCCGTCGGTACTGCCGATGGACAGCACACGGTGGCACCACGGGCCTCGTCGCGATTCCGAGCACCAGGACGAATCCGCGAGCACCACAAGGCCATCCGGTAGCGGCAGCACCCGATCGGCGGCTGGCACCGGAACCGGTTTCGCGCCATAGGACGGAAAGTAGTCCGACCAGAACCACAGCATGAGCAAAACACCGAGTGGGCTTGCCACACAGTAGAGAACGACGAGAACGCCACCGAGCGCGGTCCGAAGTGAAGCCACACCACCCGCTGCCCGGTCGGTGATCAGACCCGCCACCAGGATGCCCACGCTAGCCAAGATCAGCAACACCTCGACGCTGTACTGCACCTCGCGCAGCGTCCAAGCGAGGAACGACACCACCAGCTGTGTCACCGCGATCGCCGCCAGTGCGACACCCACCCACAGGCGATACCGCGGCGACCGCGCCGCCAACAGCCAGCACACCAACGGAATGACAAAGACCAGTCGTTCCACGCGGCCAGCATAGCCGCAGCCGCATTCGACCGCCCATCTGACTGATCTCGTTGTTGCGCGGTGGATTCCGTGAGGAGGAAAGCTATGAGTAGTACGTGGGACACGCCGCCGCCGAGTTTCGACAGGAAGCCGGACCAGAGCAAGGTGGACAGGCTCCAGCCGGGGCAGCGCGCGCTGGTCTGGGATTCGGTGATCAGCGGTTCGATGGCTGGGGTCGATCCGCGCTTGGTGCTGGCTATCGCGCTGGAGGAAGCAGCAGACCAGCACGATGACGATGGAGCGCTGCACGATTTGAATCAGTGGGGGAAGGGCCACACCCCGTGGGTCGGCAGGATGAATAACCCGGCCGGCTGGTCTCTGGGCATTACCAACGTCAAAGAGCGCACCTTCGAAAAAGTCAAAGAGAAATATCCCAGCGTATTTCATGATCACGAATGGTCCGACCTCGCGAACGACGACGCTCTGGCTGTTCGTACTACCGCCTACTATCTCAAGTACTTGCAGGAAACGTATGCCGGGTCTATGCCGGACGAAATCAAGCAGAAGTATACCCTGAATCAATTCTTGGCCTCGGCGTACAATGCGGAGTTCGATGCCGATGGCGATAACAATGTGTTGGTGTGGATCAAGGACAAGAAACTCGGGGAAAAGGAGTCGAAGGAGTATCGAGATCGCGTCAAGGACAAGCAGTGGCAGCGTGCCGAGTCCTTGCTATCGACGATGTGGACTTGGAAGGACCACTCTGGCATCCGGCCGATCAGTGCAACGCTGGATTCGCCGGATCAACCTGCCGCGCTGCTGAACTCGTGGCTGAATGCCGGTTCTTCGATCCTCGATTCGATTCTGCGCCCCGCGCAGGGCGTCGTGCCGATTGCTGGTGGCATGGACCCGAACCCGAATCGTCAGACGGCGGTGAAATATGCCGATGACTGGGCGATCATGAGCAACTGGGAGTATCCGAACTACGATGCGAGCGGCGGCGACTGCACGAGCTTCGCGTCTCAGGTTTTGCACGCCGGAGGTTTTCAGTTCGATCCCTCGCGGGCCGACGACAGTTTCGCCGTGACCGACCGCTGGCATCCCTACAACCGGAAATACAACCACATCGGCAATGAGGCGCCGCATGAAGCAGGTGATTCGGCGCCGCGTCCCTGGCTGAATGTTCAATCGTTGTACAGCTATATCGCCAACGGATACGGGAATGCGAACGGTGGTCCGACGGGAACGCGGCTGGCACCGATCAGCGTCAACCCGATCACCGGGAATCCCGATCCCAACGCGTTGACCAATGCCGGACTGCGTCCCGGTGACCTGGTATTCGTTAGTTACGGCGAGAAGAACGAGGACGGGTCCCCGGTCCTCAGCCACACCATGGTCTACGCCGGCCATGGCAATGCGCGGCAGCGTATCGGTGAGGACGAAAACGGCAACCCGCGGTACCAGTACTTCGAGGACGCCGATTTCGTCGACTACCACAGCAGCAATGTCTACCACGGGTTCTGGGCCATCCCCAAGGTAGATGAGGACACGGAGAAGGTCGTTACGGACCGGACCGTCACTTACTACCCCGTGCGCATGAACTACCCTGGCGACGCGCAATATCCCGTCCAGCGAGCGGCGGGCGGCGACATCAGAGGTCCCGGTTCGTCCATCGGCGACAAGATTCCGGCGTGGCTGTCCGACGGCGAGTTCGTCATGAACGCACGCTCGACATCGGTGAACCGTCCATTCCTGCAGGCACTCAACGCTGACCCGTTCTTCCTGCAGAAGATGCTCGAGCAGCGGGATGCTGCTGCGGCGGCGAGGGCGAATGCGAATGCCGGCGGGTACGCGCCAGCGGCCGGCGGTGGGGCCGCGACCGTGAACATCTCCATGTCGAGTTCCGAGGACATTGTGGCGCGGTTGAAAGTGCTGTCGACGCAATGGGAGCTGATGAATTCCCGGTAGGCGGTATCGACGCCGACTGGTTCGAGATCGTCGGTCGGCGAGTCTATTTCAGATTTTCAAGAGAATTGAGGTGAGGTTGTGGCGTCGAATGCCGCGATGATCACGGTGACCGGAGTCGACGGATCGGTATGGACGATCGCCGGCCAGGGCAGTGGCCGTGAGGGTGTGGATTTGGCTACGTCGCCGAGCGGACTGTACGACGCTCCGGTGACGACGATCTGGAACCAGTCGGCGTTCCAGATCGGCTCGTCGTTCGGTGGTTACCGGACCAACAAGCGCGATGTCGTATTCGCGGTCAATGTCTTCGAAGCCGCGGGGCGGACGTGGGAGGGAGTGGACTCCGCATGGCGCAAAGCATGGGCCTACGACCGGGATTCGACGCTGACGATCACGACCGACTTCGGAACCCGGTCGCTGAAGCTGCGGATGTCCGAGCAGCCGGACTTCAAGCCGGACAAGGACCCGCATCTGCGGAGGCAGGGCAAGGTCGTGATGACCTGTGTCGCGGGCAATCCCTGGTGGGTGGAGTCCGATGTGACGAGCGCGTGGACGTCGACCATGAACACCACGGGCGCGAACGTGAGCCAGCAAGGCACGGTCAGCATCGCCAACCCGACGGATCAGCCGATGTGGCTGAAGTGGGTGTGCTCGGCGCCGGGCAAATGGACGCTGCCCGACTTCTCGTGGGGCGCGGTAGATCGTGACGAGGCGCGCGTCATCACGCTGCCGATGACCAGCGCCGGGCAAGACTTGACGGTCGACACCGATCCGATGGAGGAGATGATCGTCGCGGCGAACAGTTCGCAGATCTGGGCGTTGATGAACGGCGTCAGCTTCCTCTACCCGGTGCCCGCGTACACCCCCGCCACGGATGTTCCCGTGAAGGTGTCCGGCGCGCCTACCGGCGCTTCGGTGATGGTCGTGCAGCCGCGGAACTGGTCGCGTCCGTGGGGGTTGCAGTGACCACCGCGCTCGACCTGCCCGCACTCTACGCGGACGCGCAGCTGGCCAAATCGACTCGCAAGCAGCAGCGTTACGCGCGGCCGCTGGTGCGGCTGTGGGACGGTGACTGGAATCTGCGCGGCACCTGCGGCGCGGAGATCAGCGCCGACTTCCGGTGGGTGCTCAACCAGTCCGGCACCGGCTTGCTGGTGCTGCCTTACGACTACTACCTGGCCAAGTGGGCCGTCGACATCAACGGCCGCACGAAACAGAACGTGCACATCACCGTCGACAAGGACGGCGCGCGCTGGGACGGCCGGTTGGAGAAGGCGGTCATCAAGACCGACGACCACGGCGTCACAACGGTGGAGCTGCTGTTCATGCACTCCTATCAAGAACTCAAGCACATCTATTGCTGGTCGAATCCGTTTCTGCCTGCGGCGGTGCAGTTCCCGCGCGAGTTCCTGCTCGCAGGGCCCGGTGTGTGGGTGCTCAAGACGGCACTGCACCTGAACCTGCTGCGATTGGAAACCGCGGGGTGGACACTGCCCGACGATCCCATGGACGTCAGCAGCTGGGGGAACCTCGACCAATCGAACTGGGCAGTGGTCGTGAAGCCCGGCGACTTCGTCTCCGATACGTCGGTGTGGACGATCTTCGGCTCCCGGTTCCGGAACTTTCACGAGGCCGCAGCAGGCACCTTGGAGACCGCGCAGCTGGCTGTCGTGACCCGGCGTTGGCTCCGCGGCGACCCGGAGCCGTGGCCGGGTGCGAACCTGCGGCACGGCTGCCTGGTGGTCGACATCGTCGACAAGTCCGGATTCTGGACCGGCACCAGCACCGGCGGCAACATGTGGGACGGCCTGCAGCACACCATGCAGGTGCTCGACAACACCTTGCTCGACTACAGCCCGGACGTGCTGCCCGATATGAATGCGCCTGAGCTGTACAAGAATCCGGGATGGATGGGCACGTTGCCGTCGAATCCCTGGGTGGTGTATCGGCAGAACGAGAACACCGGTATCCAGACTTCGCAGTTCGTGGTCAATCCGTCGTCGGCGGTGCAGATCCTCACCGGTGGTCATTCGATGCCCGGCGTGAACGAGGCGATCTCCTCGGCGATCCAGTTCGTCGGCATGGTCACGGCCGGCGCGCTCGGCGAGGTGCCGTTCGTCGGTCCCATCCTGGCGGGCGTCGCCAACGGTACGACCGCGGTGGTGGACACCATCGCGATGGCGCTGCTCTCCGACACACTGTTGGCCTGGATGCAGTTCAAATCGCCGCAGCGGGAGAACAATTCGGGCTGGTCGCACTACTACGAGCATTTCGAGAACAGTGCCGATCGCGCGTACACCCTCGGCTCGCTGCTCACCCTCGGTGAGGGCCTGTGGAAGACGCGACGCCACTTCACCCACAAGTTCACCGTCGCGAACGGCGAACCGTACCTGATCGGCGATCAGGGCCAGGGGCACTTCTTCCTCGGCGACCGCGTCGGTTCCACCGTCAAGGGCATGCCGGAAGGCTCGATCTATGTCGACCAGGTCACCGAGCTCGAGCTCGCATGGTCGCGCACGGCCAGTCCCGCCTGGCAGATCACCATCGGTTCGGACCGCGATCACGACATGCCGTTCGCCAAGTCCATGCGGGTGGTCGCCGACATCGTCGACGACATTCACGCTCTCGCCGTCCAGATGTAATCCCGACCGAGCTCGCCGCACCGCGGGCTCGGAAAGGTCGAACAGGGCGGTCTCGCCAAATCTCATTTCTATTGCCGGAGAGAACTATGCCTATTCCCTTGCACGAGGACTGTGATCCCAACGATCCGTACGACGCGTTCGTGTGGGCTCTCGTCGGATTGCCCGGCCCGCGCAACTCGCCGTTGCTGGTACACCCAGATGTGCTGCGGCAGTGGTCGAAACATCTCTGGGATCTCGGTTTCCGACACTATGCCGACGAGCAGGTCAAGGAATACATCCCGCCGGCGCGCGGCGTCACCCATTGGCTCAACGGCGCAGGCCAGTGGGCCGAGAAGGGCGCAGCGCGGCCGCCGGAAACATCGGCGCCCGACGTGGCCCAGTTGACCCCGGACGAGCGGGCGAACCTGGTGGAGCAGCTACGCGAGTCCGGTGAGCTCAAGCATCTGGTCGATCCGCGCGAGCTGGACCTCAATCACGCGCAAGTCGGCGATGCCGAGAGCGTCGCGTCCGATGGTGACCGATGACGAATCCCGACAAGAAGATTCCTCCCGGCGCCTATACCGGAGGCTCGATCCGCAACCTGCAGAAGGTCACCTGGGCGTCGGCGCAGGCCTCGATCATGTCGAATGTCATGCAGTCCTTCGCCGGTGTGGACGCCATCGGCGCGAATCTGAACTCCGCGACCAACCGTGCGCTCAATGCGGCGAGTTCGGCACAGACCGATGCTTCCGACGCGCAGGTGACCGCGAATGCGGCTCAGAGCACGTCGGCGTCCAACGCTGCGGCCATCGCCAATCTGCAAACCGACAGGACGCAGAACGAGGTCGGCGGAGCGGCGGTCACCGACAGCTTCGAGTCCTGGGACACCACGAAGTGGTCGGTCGCCAAGTGGGTCGACGGCAGTCACACCGTCCCGGACATGGTCGTCGTCAATAACCAAGCCGGTATCGCGAAGAGCGGAAACACCGGCACGGGTGGCGATTTCGCACTGTACAGAACACCTCTCATGACCGACTCCCAGTCGGTGTCGTTGGTGTTGGGTCGCGCCAATCAGGCGGGCTATTTCACCGGCAGCGGTGTTCTCATCCGCGCGGCTGTGGACCTGTCGACTTTCGTTCTGGTGCAGCTCGGGACCTCCAAGATCTCACTCCAGCGGGCAACGTTGATCAATGGTCAGATGACCGTCACGATCTGGACCGAAAGAACGAATCTGTCACTGAATACCGGTGATACGGTCACCGTCAGTGCGACCGGCTCGTCCTACGAGGTTCTCGTCAACGGCGTCAGCAGACTCGGCTATCAAGACACCGCTGTCACGTCCCCGGTCGGCGCAGGCAACCGGTGGGTCGGGTTCTACAGCGCGTGCTACGCGGATTCCGACTGGTCCGGCACCACCCTGTACTTCGGTTTCGACATCGAATCCTTCGCTGCGGCCGACACCTCGTCGCCGCCCGTCGTCGGTACCGGCTGGTCGCTGTATCGCCAGAGCGCGACGGCGGTCGCGCAAAGTGCGGGAAGTGTCCGTTACGGAACCATTTTCGACACAGTGCGTCAGGCGAACAAGGTCAACGTCCTCAACCTTGCTGCGGGCCAGATCCAGATCACCAAACCTGGCTGGTACGTGATGAGCGTCGGCGCGCAATGGGCTCAAGCGTGCGGAGAGGGATACAACTACAACGTCTCGTTGTGGTCCGCGCCGAGTCCCGAGGGGCAATGGAAGGTCGTTCGCAACGCCGGTGAGACCGCAGGATCTGCGGTCTATCGAGTTTCGGGAACATTCGTTGTTTTCGCGGGCGCGGGGAGTGTCTGGGCACCAGGTTATTACATTGCCGGCCCCAACCAAATGTACGGCGATCCGTCTGGTACCCACACCTATTTCGACGGGGCGCTCAGCTCCTTCTCCTGAGAATCGATCTCAGCGGTGCCGGACGCCACCATCGCGTGGCACCACCGTCGTCGGCACCACATCGAAGCGGCCGAGTGCGGCCGAATCCTTGAACCAACCCGTCCGAGGACTCCATGGACGTGGTCGAACAAAACAGAGGAACCTATGAGCACACAGAATGGTCCCGGATACCTCGGCTACCAGCCCACGCTCGAACCGCTGAAACTGACTACCGGCGCCAGCTTCGTGCAGACCATCCAGCCTTCCGACGGAGCCGTATTTCCCAATGGCACTACGGTTTCCATCGTGCTGACCGCGCCAGGGGGCACAGCCATCGGCGCCTGGCCCGCCACCGTCACCTCGAACGCTGCGGCGTGGACCGTGCCTGCCGCGATCTGCGACGACATTCCGGCGAATTCGCGATACACGATGCTGGTCACCTATCCCACCTCGCCGGCGACCACGTACGCCTGGTACGCGGGCACCGTCATCCGGACCTAACCCGGTTCCGCAGTCCCTGTCGACGTTCGGCAGCGACGAATCACCCTTTCACGCAACAACTCTCAAGGAGCCCTCTCATGGCTATCGCCGTCACCTCGACCAAGAACGCGCTGTGCACCGCCTACGCCAACATCGCAAGCACCGTCTACGTCTCGGTCCACACCGCCGACCCGGGCACCAGCGGCACCAACGAGGCGTCCGGCGGTTCCCCCGCCTACAAGCGGGTCGCCACCACCTGGTCCGCCCCGGCCAACGGCCAGATCACCGGCAGCCAGGTCACCATCGACCTGCCCGCGGGCACCTACACCCACGCGGGTCTGTGGAGCGCCCTCAACAACGGCACCTTCATCGACAAGGTCGCCATCGCCTCCACCACCCTCGGCGCTCAGGGCACGCTGCTCATCACCCCCACCTTCACCATGAGCTGACCGGAGCCGAATCGGAGAGTTCGATGACACCACCAGGTCAGGTGATCGCGGCGGCTCTGCCTGCGTCGCCGACTGTGGCCCTTCCTGTTCCGGCGCCGTCGGCAGGCACGGGGGCGCTACCGAGGACTCCGGTCACCGTCATCGACGGGACGCGGGTCCCAGTCGTTCCCACTTTCGTGTACGCGGCCTTCGCGGGCGCCGCCGGACCGGCCGCGCCGTCCACTCCGTCCGCGACAGCAGCGGCCGCCTCCAGCGGAGCCGGTCTGCTGACCGCCGCGACGCGGTCCTCGCAATCCGTCGTCCCTGGTTTCGGCGACACCGCGTCCCCTACGGCGCGTGTGGTCGTCGGTTCCGGCGGCGCAGTGGTGCTGAGCGCGTGGTTCGACGCCGACACCCGTGCCGTGGCAGCCGATGCCGCCTTCTCCGGTACCGGTGAGCTCGCGACGGTGACCGTGACGCACTGCGATGCGTTGCCGTCGTTCTACGCGCTGGGTACCGCCACCGCTGCTGTCTCCAGCACTTCCGGGTAGTCAGCCCCTCGACCCCGGGCGAATCGGGGTGGCGCTTGCCGCCTGACATCGTGCCGCGCTCGACCGATGGTCGAGCGCGGCACTTCGTTTCTCCGAGGCCATCGTCCCCCGCCTCGGCCGGTACTCGGAAATCGCCGCACTCGGGACGCGAATTATTGGATACCAATCATTTTGAAGGAAGTCGCTGTGGCGGACCCTGCATTCAAATCGGCGAGACTGCCTGTGTCGCCATCGGCTACCCCAGCTATCCCCGCGTCGCCCGCCAGCAGCTCGGCGTTGCCCTCGGCGCCGGTGGCTTTCATCGCGGGCAAATACATTCCCGTGGTCATCCCGTTCATCCGCGCGGACGCGACAGGTGACGGCACGCTGCTCGCGTCCGTGATCTCAGCGGTCGCCGTACAGGGAAACGCCAGTGTATCTGGGCAATTGACGGCGCAGTACACCCCGCGCCAGTTCAGCACCGTCGACTTCCAGAGCGGCGGATCGGCGCGTGCGCAAGTCGCGGCCGGGCAGTCGGCGGTGGTTCTGGTTTCGGCCGAGTTCGGCGGTGGCGGTCGCGCGGCGGCGATCAACGCGATCGCGCGTGGTGTGGGCGAATTGTCGGCCACGGTGGTGCCGCATTCCGGTGCGGTGTCGGCGTTCCACGGCACGGCCGCGGTGATCGGTGTGCTCGCCCTTCCGCCCGTATCGGTTTCCGCGCCATTGACAGGTGGCGGGACCCTGACCGCAACGGCCGTGCCCGGTTTCCGGCCGTCGGGAATGAACAAGAGCGGGACCCAGTCCGGGCCCACCACCCAGAACGCCTGGGTGCAGGTGAACAACTGGACCGCGGACACCGCGAACTACCCCGGCTCGACCGTGGACACCAATGGCTTGGTGAGCCAAGGCATCAAGGCATCGGCCACGATCGCGGGCAGTGCCGGCTGGACGCCAGGAATACAGTCGAATTCGATTGCCGTGCGCCTCAAGAAGAACGGCACGGTCATCGCCACCGGTACGTCGGCGAATCCGGCCACCGTGAGCGCCACGGTCGCGGTAGCCCAGGGCGACCGGATCACGCTCGAGGTCATCGATACCAGCTCGTGGGCCTCATTGTCGGCCGCCACGATCAACGCGGCCAATACCTACCTGCGGATCACCTGACCGGCCCGGGGTCGCTCCCACGCACTGTCTTACTTCGGCGTGCCGCCGTTCTCCCGGATGGCGCACCTGTGCAGCCGCTCGACGGTTTCGGCAGGCGACGTCTGCGCGGCGGATTCGCGCCTGATCGGAGGCGATGAGCCGTGTCCAACGACCGCGTCCAGATACTGCCGATCTGTCGGTAACGGACACACCGGAGCTCCGTGGCCCGCCGTCGTTCCACGCGCGGGGTACCGCCAGCGGCGCCTCAGCTGGACGGGGTACGCCCGGAGTCGGCGAACGACCCATGCGCACGGCACTTTTCGGCCCGTCATAGCGCCGGGCAATCGTTCTTTCCGCGTGTACATCAGGCCGAATTGCCGGCTGCCGCAATCAATCGCACTAGCGGATAGCTGTTGAGCATTTCGAGTCGGATTCGGCGCGCCTGAAATCTTTGAGGAGGCGATGAGCCGTGACAGATATCTACGGCCTGCCCGACACCACTGGACGCAAGGAGGGCGATACGTGGACCACCACGTTGCCCGACGGGCGAACCGTAGTGAACACGATCCCGCAGGGAAACGGTAATCAGACCGTCGATCAGGTCATTACCAATCCTGATGGCAGCACCACGAACTCGCGGGTCGCGGGCAACGGGCTGGGAGGGTGGCAACGGTGGAACGACGACTCCTCCGGCACATCCTCATATGCAGGCAAAGACACGCAGGGTAGCGAGGTCTACGGCCAGCACTTCAATCCAGGAGCATCGACCTCGGGCAGGCCGAGTCACGAATTCGGGATGTCATCCGACTACAAGACTACGGCCACCGCCTCCTACGACCAGCAGGGCAACAGGATCGGCACCGACATAGGTGTCGCGAACAAGAACGGCCTCTACGACAACGTTCACGTCGACAACTACGGCAACAAGACGTTCTCCGCCACCACTCGAGACGGAAATGGCGGACTGGTCAGCACATTCACTGGTCAGATCGACAGCGACGGTTATGGCTGGCGGACGGTAGGCGGCAATAGGTGGGAAGTCGCACCGGACAGCCAGGGCAAGCCGGTCTTGATGCGCACCCAGACGACCGATACGGGTGTGCACCTGCTCCGCATGGATGAAAGCGGCAAGCTCACCGACGAATTCCGTGGCAACAAGCCTGGTGAGTGGTACCGCGACACAATCACCACTGACGCCGAGGGCAAGACCACCATTTCCCGCCTCGATGTCCACCTCGGGGTCACGGTCTATGACATCGACGGCAACGTCCTCAGCCACCAGAAGCCGGACGACAAACGGACCCGGACCGAGAAGATTGTCGAAACCACTTACGATGTCGTCTACGGAGCGGGTCGGGCCTTCTTCGGGCTGACCGACTTGGGTGCTGCTGCCAACGTTCTACTGCCTGGCGATCCTCTGGTGACATCGGACGATATCGCCGGAGAGACCGTCGAATCGTTGAAGCCCTTGTTCAAGGGCGATGGCCATGAACGTTGGCAAGCACTTCAGGCGATGGTGGCCGGAACGAACACCGATGAATTAGCCGAAGACAGCACAGTATCGATCACCAAAGGCGTCCTGACCGCCGCCACTTTCCTCATCCCTGGCCCAAAAGGTTTGGGTGGGTTCAGGCGTGGCGGGCGCGCCGGCGAAGAACAACTGATCAACAATATGGTCGGGGCCGGTAAGAGCGAAGCCGAGATCATAGACGCTCTCAGAGAACTACGGGCGTTACAAGAGACGCTGAATCCCCGGAGGGGCGGCGAGGGCGAGCGGCTAACGGCTGAGGAAGTCCTATCGGCGATCGACAATGCTCGAACTTCGAGAACCGGCGGCCCCGATGGTGCTGGTAGGCGCGAGGACGGTCCGAGCGCGAGTCCAGGCTCGCAATTGGACGATTCTGCAGGCGCTGATTTGCCCAGTGGCCCAGGGCGGCATTGGCCCGTGTCGGTGGTCGATATTCACCCGCCCGGGATAAAGAACGCTGAGTGGAGTCGTAGACTGGAACAGGCCACGCCACCGTCCTCGCACTCCGGTATGGAGCCAATTCTACCGGATGGATCGAACAGGTGGGATGACTCGAATTTATCGGGCCGGGGATCTTCTGGGGCCAAGGGCTTCATCGGCGATGCGCTTACGCGAGCAAAGCTCGAGCTCGATAATTATGAAATCATTGCGACAGGTGATGAAGTCAACATCCTTGCGCCAGGTGTTGGTAAGGATGGGTTCAAACCAGACTTCATCGCGATAGCCCCGGACGGCAAGATTGTATTCGTGGAGTCCAAGGGGTGGAAAGCCGACTATCAAACGAACCAGCGTCCGGGGTACACCCATTATCAGGGTGGCGATCAGAAGCTCCAGTTCGACCCAAAGAATGTGGAGTTGAGAAGGAGGCTCGATGACGCCGGTTTCGATCCTGACGATGTCATAGTCGATAGAGTCGAAACGATTCGATGGAACGGCGATGGGAAGCAGTGGCCAGGCGAGGTCGCATACCGGCCCAGCGACACAGTACTGATCAAGGCAGCGGAGGAGTTCAGCGAAAACTACAGCCCCTTTGTTCGTAAGAACAGAAAAACTAACCAGTTGGAACTGACGAATTCCAAGCTTCGTGCATGGAACGCGCTTGCCGAAGAGCTTGCGCTGCGGGATGCCGCCCAGGGGCGACATGTTCAGGCAATGATAACCCGAGCACGCCAGGCCGCCACCGATTTCATACTTCGTGCAACGGGGCAGGTCGTTCCGGATGCTACGGACGCGTTGGCTGTCGGAGGATTTGTTGGTCATATCGACGCAGGCTTGTCTTCCGCGATGTCCGTTCCTCTGCCTCCGCCTGATTGGATAGCCACTCCGTTTCGCGGGGCTTACTCCAGTCGTCGCCAGAGCGTGAATCAGTCTCTGACGGTAAATATCCACGACACAAATGTCCGCTCGGATAATGCTGTGCGAGCAGAGGAACTGCACGGGTTGACCTATTCCGCGGCGTGATAGCGCGTTGCGTGAGGGTGGCACTGTAGGATCTGATCCTAGATCAGCCTGAGCGCACCGGTTCTGGCGGTTCGGTGGGTAGCAACATCGAGCTATCCGATGAGAAGGTGGCGATAGCGAAATGTCATGACTATCTTCGTCCTGTCTGTAGTGCACGGAAATGGATCCGACGGAAGGTGGGATAGATGACCCAGCGTGGAGGACAGAACACTGCCGCACTGGTTGTCGATAAATTGCGACAGGCGATAGCTGCCGAGGGGTATGAGGAATGCGCTACTTTTGAAATCGGTGGTTCGCCGATGGTGCATGAAGTATGGTTCGTCAATGACGGAATTGGCATTCCGGACATGACGAAGGCGGTTATCGAAGCGCTGGTGGTCGACGATCCTTCCAGTGGCGGCGTAAGGATTTCAGGATTTGCCTATCTGGTATCGGACGCCGTCGCGGAGGTTGTGAAAAAGCTGTCCATTGCCGCCTTGGACAGCAGCTACAAGCCAGCGGAGTACTTGAACTTCAATTACCTCCAAATGGTGGGCTTCGGATCGCTCGATACTCCGCGGAAGATCGATCGAACATTTCACATGTTCGATGTCGGTGGCGACGGCGTCGCCGAATTCGTACACTACGTGCAGGGCAAGGTCCGCGGCTGGTTCGATCGTCGTATCAGTGTTGATCAGCTCATTGCCATCGCTCGAGAACCAACTCATCAGGATAGATTCAATCCGAGCCCCCGTCTGCTGCGTGGTGTGGCGGTGCTTGCAGTGCTGAGCGCGCGCCCGCATCAGGCAGTCGATTTGCTTGACTGGTATCTCCGTAGAGGGCAGTTCGGGCGACTGGACTCTATTGATCGTGCAACGCTTTTCGAGCAAGAGTTGTGCAACCTGTTGCCGGAGTATTCGGCTGCCAAGAGAAGCAACTAGCGCCCAGACCGGCTGAGGCGAGTGGATATTGCCTGCGTGATCCAGGTGGCGCAGGCGGCTGCGGAGCGGCGTGCGGGCCTACGACCAGACGATCCCGGCTGGCGCCTGATGATCTGAGATCGCAATTTCCCCGGTATGCAGACCTCAGAAGTTGATACGGAGTGAAGTCGTAAGTCTGTAGCGGAGTCGTTTGCGCTGCTGACAACATTGCGGTTGTGGGGCCGCTGCTCACTGCAGCGCCAATTCGGAGATGAGGAGGACGATGAATCCAGGGAACGCGCAGGAGTCCATGGTCTCGATCGCGAAGCTGCTGGCACCTGACGAACCGGATGTGGTGCGGGGAGTTCGGGCTGCTACTGATGGAGATCCCTGGAGTGCCTTGATCCGTACGCTCTCGGCGCGAGGGCTCGCTGCTGTGTTCGATTGGGAAGAGGATCCGGGTGAGATTCGATCCTTGCTGGAGGCGCTGCCTTCATACCCTGACAACCTCTCGTGGAGTTGGTACGGAGCATACGAGTCGGAGGTGGACGACTTGGACCAGGCTGAAGTTGTCGAACGCCTGCTGGAAGTCGTTGGTGAGTGCTGTGTGCGAGTTGGAAAGGTTCTTCTTTCCCTCGAGACGGGCAGCGACAGCTACGCCGTGATATTCATGTCGGCCGACGAATACGCGAGGGTGCCAGCACTTGGCCTTGCCGGCTTGGAAGCAGTCCGTTTGGGCCAGTGGTCTGGGATCGATGACGACATAGCCAACTGAGCAGAACCAGGCAGACCTCGCCCGCACCGACTCAGGTTTGGGTCAAGGGTTGCCGCAGTGCCTTGACAGATCGGGTCGATGACGCGGCGGCTCTGATGGATTGGTATCTGCGCCGAGGTGGGTTCCATAAGTGGGATTCCTCCGATCGTGCGCTTGCCTTCGACACTGCGATGGTCGAGCGCTTCCCTGTTTATGCCCGCGTGCGGGGATGCTGACGGACCGGCGCTTCGGACGGATTCGACGCAACCACATCACAACCAGCTTCTGCGTGCCCGTATTCGCGCGGATGGAAACGAAGACGTCCTGGCCGGTCGGCGGGACACGGAGGTGTACCGATGACGGTGAACGAGCACGATCGTATCGACCAGGTTGCAGTTGGGCCGGATGGCCGGCTGGCGTTGGTGATGGTGGAGGAGCGGTCGTATCGCGATGGTGATGTCGCGGTTTTGAGCGAGGACTTTCGTCGGAAGATGAACAGCTACGTTCATGCGGTTCGGTCGGGCTATGCGGAACAGCTGGCCCGAGAGCGTGGGCTGGCTGAGATCGCCGGGGTGGATATCGTCCTGTTCTGTGACACGCAGCCACCTGCGGTGGTGGAACAGATGATCGGCCTGGTGAATCGCGAGCTGTCCGATGAAGGTATCGCCGCGCGGTGGGAGTCTTGGGCGCCCGACGCGGTCGGTATCGATGTCATCGAGCGTGCCCTGGTTACCGAGGCCGTCGAGATGATCGGCAGCGATTGGGATTTCGCGCTTCTGTGGGTGACGCTGGTCGGTTCTTCGGGCGCAGCGGGCGTGCAGGTGCGGCGGGTCGACGGGACGGTGGACAACGTGCGCCCGTCCGAAGGCCTGCTGCAATTGCTGACCGAGCACAAGCGCGCTTCGTACGACGCGGAAGCTGGAACTTGGTTGAGTGGTCAGATTTCGATCGCTGATCCGGACCGCTATCGGGCGGCGTTTTCGAACTCTGAGATTCCCGAGTGGATGCCCTCGCCGCCCGTCGATGATATGCGTGTGGAATTCGCGGTCTTCAGCCGTCCGGACAGTGCGATCCCGGACTGGGTTCGACGACAGTTGTCGTAACCCGCAGCGCGACGGGCAGGGACGTCGGCACGGTTACGCACGTTGGCTTGTGATCGAATCCGTCTGTCCCGGAAAAAGTCACAGACGGGCGGGTCAAGCGAGCGCGGTGATCTTGGTACCGCGGGGAAGTTTGCGGCTCTCATTGAACCCGGTGAGATTGCCTGCGAGGGTAATTGGGACGTCGAACACGTAGTCGATGCCATCGCTGCGACTGTTGTCGTCCCACGCCTTTGCGAGGAGAGCGGCGAACTCTACTGGAGGTTCGCCCTCCCACAGAATGTGATTCGGCCCGTCTGCCTGTGCCGGATCGTGGATCACGCTCCAAATTCGCTGCCCGCCCGTCCATGCCGCGACACCGCTGGTGGAACCGTAGGACGGTTCGTAGCAGGCGATCACCTCCGACTCGGCTATTCCGCTCGAAAGTTGTTGGAGTGTATGTGTCTTGGCGACGTAGCCGGGCGGTTCGACTTCGTAGTCGATCACCACATACCACCCGTTACGCATAATCGCCCCTGCGAACTGCGAAGCGCCGGGAGTGTGGCGGACTCCGGTGTCGTGAAGACCCAGTTGATCTAGTACGGCCTGCGGTGTCCCGCTTCGCACAGCAACCCAGGAGAGCATAGATCCCATAAGGGAGTAGTAGTCGAAGTGCTCGACAGGATCGCCGCGGCGATCAGCGGGGCCTCGGCCTAGCCGACTGTGCGAAAGTCCCGAGCGGATCCCCGGGACCACATCTACGACTTCAACGGCATGGCCCCGAAGCACCGCCGTTGCGGTGGAACGGGTGCGCCGACGAAGCACCACGCGCGACCGCGCGGTGGTGTGTTCGGCAGGGAGCGTTTCGCACCTGCCCTGATCATGGGAGTTGTTCCATGACAAGAATTGTTCGCATCCTCATCGTCCCGAGCACGGAGTGGACCAGCATCGAGGTGCCCGCGGGTGGCCAGCTCGTGTGGGCCGAGCCGGGCGGCGGGGTAGTTGTCGGCGGTTTCCCCGGCGGCGGTGTCCCCAGCGGTATCGCCACCTACTGGCGTACCGAGGACTTCACGTTCGGCATCGAGCGGTGCCTGATTCGCCAGGGTTCCCGGACTAATCCGACGTCGCCGGGGGAGGAACCCAGTGAGTTCGAGTACGTCGAATCCGGCCTTCAGGGCGCGATCCCGTTCATGAACACCGACTACCTCCTGTGGTGGAAGAAGAGCATGTACGACGCCTTCCCGCCGAACTCGGGCTCGTAACGAGCCACCCGCGAAGGCGTCGGCGTGCTGGGTCGCCGGCGCCTTCGCGGGCGCGAATACCGCGTTTGCACAGCAATTTCGATTGGAAAGGCAGGACAGCCATGTCTTGGACCGGCGATCCCGTCTGGTTGGCGGACGTCCTCCGTGAGGAGGGCTTGAGAGTCGTCGAATTCCCCGGCTGGCGCGAGCGCGGGCACGGCGATTTCGGCGAGATCTGGGGCGTCATCGCCCATCACACCGGTGGTTCCAACACGCCGACATCCGAAATCGCCTACGGCTTCGCACATTTGGAGGGGCCGTTGTCGCAATTGCATCTCGACAGGGATGGCACCGTCACGGTCGTCGCCGCGGGTGTTGCCTGGCACGCCGGGGTCGGGCGTTGGCCGGGGCTGCCGGAGGACGACGCGAACTTCCACACCATCGGTATCGAAGCCGTGAACAACGGCACCGAGGGCTGGTCGCGCGAGCAATACGACGCGTATGTGGGCTGCTGCGCGGCGATTCTGCGCAGGCTCGGCCACGGGGCCGATCGGGTGATCGGCCACAAGGAATGGGCCGGATCCAAACAAGGCAAGTGGGATCCCGGCGGTATGGATATGGACCAATTCCGCGCAGATGTCGCGGAACGATTGAAAGGCGGAGTGCTGGTGGCACTTTCCGATTTGGAGCAGCGCGAGCTGCTCGACAAGCTGCGCCGCGTGCACTTCGAGCTGACCTACGGATTCCAGTCTCGGGTAGCCGATTCCGAGTACCGGGACACGGTGGCCGGCTACGTGCTCAATTCCGACGCCGCCGACTACCGCAACGAGCAGCGTCTGAAGGCGGTCGAACTCAAGGTCGATCGTCTGCTCGACGCCATGGAAGGAAAGATCTGATGATCGTCACCAAACTTCCCGAGCCCGCGCTGATCCGCTCGGTGCTCGTCGCGATCACCGGAGTGATCGCCTTCGTCGTCGGCCATCGGATCGATATCTCGTGGATCGAGTCGGTACTGACGATCTACGGCCTGCTCACTCCGCTGATCGCGGGCGCGGTCATTCGGCCTGCGGTCACGCCGGTCGATCGGCAGGACGGCGGACGATGAATGGCGCAGAGCTGGTTGAGTCCCGAATTGGTGCAGGCGTTCGGCGTTGCCGTTGCCACGGTGATCGGCGCGGTCACCGCCTGGCAGGCGCGTGAAGTCGCGAAACTGCGCGCCCGCATAGAGACTCTGGAGAGCCAGGCGGTCGATGACAAGAAGCGCTTCCGTGACGCCATCCGCCTGATCCGCGCCCTCCAACAGCACATCGACGAGTTGCGCGGCTTCCTGCGCCTGCACGTTCCCGGCCAGGAACCCCCGGCGGCCCGGTACGAGATCCCACCTTCGTTGCAAGAGGAACTCTGAGCGTCTCCTTGCCTGGCCTCTGGACTGCCCCGTCTCCCCGCTGGGAGGCGGGGCGTTTTGTCGTTCCCAGGTGACATCGTCGCAACGCGCCCGCACGCCTTGCGGCGGCCGCAACCGCTGCGAGGCGTGTGAAGTCTTAGCGACTATTCCGGAATCGTGAACCGGGGCCTCGATCGAGTAGTGACCGCGGAGGAATTGATTTGCAAGCTTCGGACTGAATCTTGCAAACCGTGGGAATATTGTCGAAAGGCTTGCCTGAATTGTTCCAAGTATTCGCCCAGGTGAAACGTTACATATCGATTTTGTGAAATAGATCTCACTCTCCGATTCGAGCTCCGACCCGTCAGTAACATTGCGCGCTTGCGGTCCGGCGTGGGTCTGGCGTCGATGGTCGGCGACGGGATGGTCCGTTCGGGAAACCGGCGACTTGCGGCCGGGTTGTAAGTTATCTGCGCTGGTAGGACCCCCTAGTGCGGCGATGCGCTTGCGCTGTTGATTTGGCCGTTCGGAGGGTGATATCGACTGCGAAAAGTGCGAGCCGTCCGATTTTGAAGCTTTCATCCCGAGTTACTCGCAAAATTGGAGTTACCGCTAGCCCTTTGAATTTCCACCGGTTCATCGTTAACACTCGGACCCCTGTGATAGAACAATCCCGTCGGCCGCCAGCAGGCCGCCGACGCGGGGAAAACTTCCAAGGGGATATTTCGAAGATGAAGATCATTCGTTCGTTCGGTTTCGCTTTCGCCGCCGCTGCCGGAATCGTGCTGGCCGGCTCCGGTCTGGCCGGCGCCGAGACCACCGGTTCGGCGGAGTTCACGACCCAGCTGGTCGAGGCGCTTGCGACCGGCTCGGCGGGCGCCACGAAGTCGACCGCGGCGGACACCGGTTCGTCGGAGGCGCTGACCGCGCTGGCCGAGAACCTGGCGACCGGCTCCGCCACGAAGCCCACCGCCTCGGACGCCGGTTCCTCGGAGTCGACGACCAAGCTGCTGGAGACCCTCGTCACCGGTTCGGCGAACCTCGACCTCACGAAGTGA